AAGCCTGGGCACCGAAATGCTGGAGTTCGCCGCCAAGAATCCGAACGCCAACCCCTTCGCTGCACGCAAGGAACAGCCCGACGACCTCTTCACCGCGGCCGAGGAAGTCACCCTCGAAATCGAGGATGCGCCCGACGAAGGCGCCCTGGCGAAGTTCCGAGCAACCATCAACGGCGTGCTGTCGAAGTTCGGCGCCAAGTCCGCCACAGACGACGCGCGCTTCGCCGTCGTGGTCGAAGGATTCCAGCAGCTCGGCGATGTCTTCGCCGCACACGCCGCCGAGACCGCGACGAAGCTGTCGGCCAACGCCGCGACCATCGGCGAACTGCAGACCAAGGTCGCCGACCTGCAGGCCAAGTACTCGGCCCTCGACAACACGCCGGCCGGCACCACGCGGCCGGCCGCAACCGGCGGCAACGGCGCCGCGAAGACCGACTGCTGAGCCCAGGCCCCCACCCAACGCAACCCCATCCGCAACACCACACAGGCAGCACACACCATGCGCAAAGAAACTCGCCAGGCCATCGATGCCTACTTCGCCCAGTTGGCCACCCTCAACGAGGTCGCCAGCGTCGTCCAGAAATTCAACGTCGTGCCGCGCGTGCAGCAGACCCTCGAATCGAAGATGCAGGAATCGAGTGCGTTCCTGCAGCGCATCAACGTCATTGGCGTGACCGAGCAAATGGCTGCAAAGGTCGGCGTCGGCGTGAGCGGGCCCGTGGCCAGCCGCACCGACACCAGCGGCAATGGCACGCGCAAGCCTCGCAATGTCACCGCGCTCGACGACAACCAATATCGCTGCGTGCAGACCAACTTCGACACGGCCATCCGCTACGCGCAGCTCGACGCCTGGGCCGGCTTCCCCAATTTCCAGACCCTCGTGCGCGACGCCATCCTCCGCCGTCAGGCGCTCGACCGCATCTGCGTCGGCTTCAACGGCACCAGCATCGCCGCCACCACGGACCTCGCGGCGAACCCGCTGCTGCAGGACGTCAACAAGGGTTGGCTGCAGCAGATGCGCGAGCATGCACCGGAGAACGTGCTCGCCCAGGGCAGCAAGCAGGCCGGCAAGGTCATCGTAGGCGCAGACAAGGCGACCAGCGACTACGCCAACCTCGATGCCGTCGTGTACGACGCGATCACGCTGCTCGACCCGTGGAATCAGGAAGACCCGGACCTCGTGGCCGTGGTCGGCCGCGGTCTGATGCACGACAAGTACTTCCCGCTGGTCAACAAGGATCAGCCGCCGACCGAATCACTGGCGGCCGACATCGTCATCAGCCAGAAGCGCGTGGGCGGCCTGCAGGCTGTCACCGTGCCCTTCTTCCCGGGCGGCAAGGTGATGGTGACCACCCTGGCCAACCTGTCGCTGTACTGGCAGCGCGATGCACGTCGCCGCAACATCAAGGACGTGCCCGAGCGCGACCAGATCGAGAACTACGAATCGTCGAACGACGCCTACGTCGTCGAGGACTACGGCCGCGCCGCCCTCGTGGAAAACATCGAGATCGTCGCGTAACGCACGCGCCAAAAGTCTGACGAAAGACCGCCACGCGGGCCGCCCCCGGCCCGCGCTCCCACCCCACCAGCCCAGCACACCACCATGAGCCCACTCAGCCCCGCACAGCGCCACCGCGCGCGCGTTCTGCAAGAACAGGCCCAAGCCGCCAACCCCTACGGCGTCGAGCTGCAAGGCGACGCCTATGGGCTCATGCGTATCAAGCTCTCGCAGGACAAGACCCGCCTGTCGCAGATCCAATCGCACGAGCGCCGCGCCGAGCTGAAGGCCAGGCTGCTGCCCGAGTACTTCGACTGGATCGACACCTCGCTCAGCACGGGCAACGGCGCACAGGATCAGGTGCTCACGACGCTGATGGTGTGGGCCTTCGACGCGGGGGCCTACGTGTTGGGCCTGCAGATCGCGGGCTACGTCATCCGGCACCGCATGCCCATGGCCGACGACTACAAGCGCAGTCTGGCCGCCATCGTCATCGACGAGTTGTCCAATGCGTACCTCAAGGGGCAATGGTCGCCGCTGGTCGTGCAGGCCGGAGACGAAGGCGCGCGGCAACTGGTGGCCGCGTCGACTGGCAGCCATGAACCTGCGCAGGAGGGAGCCCTCTCGCGTGCACATGCCGCCGCACTGCTCATCGAAGCCGACACCCTTACTGCTGAGCAGGATGCGCCGGACCAGGCACGGGCCAAGCTGCACAAGGCCATCGCGTATGCGGCGCTCGGCAAGGTGCAGAACGCCGACGAGGTCGACCTCGCGGCCATCGAGCCCGAGGCGCTGCGCGTTGCCCTCGTGCGCCTTCAGCGCGCGCTGGAGCTGGACAGCAATGCCGGCGTGAAAAAGGACATCGAACGCATCGAGCGCGCTCTGACCAAGGCCGGCAAAGGCACCGCCTCAGATGGCAGCGACACGCCGGAAACGACGCCACCTGGCGACACCCAACAACCCGCTACCGCCACGCCGACGCCCGCCCGCAAGACCACTGCGGCGGCGAAGAAGGCGGCGCCGGCCTCGCGCAAACGCGCGGCCGGCAAGTAGCGCAACCGAGCACCCCACGTGCAGGGCGGCCCGTGGCGCAGCGTGAAAGGCTGAGCCATCACCACAACGCGCCACGGCCACCGCCCACCTACACCCCACGTCGAGCCAACCATGTCACTCATCGCCGCAGCCCCGCCCCTCGTGCGCACGACGCCGCCCAGCGACCCCGCGCCGCTCGGCACCGTATCGGCAGGCGCATGGTGGCCGGCGATTGACCTCGCCGCCCTTCGCGATGCCATGCGCCTTGACGGCACCATCACGCCCCAGCGCCTGCTACCTGCCGTGCAGGAGGCCGTCGCCACCACTGTCGGATTGCTGTCGACCTGGGCGCAGAGCCGCCAAGACGAAGGACGCGCCAGCCTGGCCGCCGTCCCCGCGCTGCAGGTTGACGGCGAGTCGATCAACGTCCAACGCTTCCGGCGCGCCGTGTACTGCCAGGCCAAGGCCAACCTGATCGAGCGGTACAGCGACTACGACACCACCGGGCGCGAGCGGCGCAAGGACCAGGATGCCGCGCGCGAAGACCAGGCCGAGCAGCACCGCCGCGATGCCACCCTGGCCGTGCGCGACATCCTGGGCGTGTCTCGCCTCCACGTCGAGCTGATCTAGCCATGCCGCGAACCGTCGTCACCCAACAGCACGACACCGTCGATCTGCTGTGCCTGCGCCACCTCGGCGCAACCGCTGGCGTCACCGAAGCAACGTACCGACTCAATCCCGGCCTCGCAGGCCTCGGCCCCATCCTGCCGCTCGGCCTCGAAGTCATCCTGCCCGACCTCCCCGCCAACGCTGCGCGCATCGAGACCGTGCAGCTCTGGGACTAGGAGACCCCGCCATGTCCGCCTCAACCCTCCACCACCACGCCATGACCGAACCCGCCACCACCGCCGCAGCTGCCGGCACCGCTGCAGGCTACAAGCTGGCCCTGCTGTCTCTGCCCATCATCGCCAGCCTGATCGCGTTCTGGCTCGGCATCCGCTTCGTGCCACTGCGTGCCGGCCACGCCTGGAACGACCTGATTAACCGCGTGCTGGGTTGCCTTGCCAGCTCGTTCATCTTCGGCACCATCGCGCTCGTGTTGCTCATGCAGCACAAGCCCGAGATCTTCACCGCCGGTGCAGCGCTCGCAAAGCTCGCCACGTTCCCGCCCGAGGCCGGCTTCTTCGTGCTCACAGGCTGCGTGTTCGTCCTCTGCAGCATCCCCGGCCCCTGGCTCGTGGCGGCAGTCTTTCTCTGGCTGGAGCGCCGCAAGGGCCGCGACATCGGCGAGATCGCCGCTGAGATCCGAGCCGAGCTCAGCATCGCGCGACAACCTGCCGCCGCTGTCGCCACGGCGGACCAAGCCGCCCCCGTCGACGCATCCACCACCAAGCCCTGAGACGCCATGCTCAACCTGCAACAGCTCATTGCCGCCGGCATCACGCCCACCGTCGCGCGCATGTTCCTGCCGCACCTCGTCGTCGCCTTCGAGCGCTTCGAGATCAACACGCCGCGCCGCATGGCCGCCTTCATCGGCGAGTACAGCCACGAAACCAGCGGGCTCACCCGGCTCGAAGAGAACCTCTACTACACCGACCCTGCGCGCATTGCACAGATGTTCTCCGCGCTGCGCGAGGTGGAGAAAGCACGCGCCTTCACGCGTCAGCCTCAGGCGCTCGCAAACCGGGTCTACGCCAACCGCAACGGCAACGGCAGCGAATCCACCGCTGACGGATGGACCTACCGCGGCCGAGGCCTGCCGCACCTCACCGGCCGCGGCAACTACCGGGCCGCCGGAACCGCGCTCGGCCTTCCGCTTGAACAGAGCCCGGATCGCGTGGCCGAACCAGAAGCCGCCGTGCTCGTCGGTGCCTGGTACTGGAAGTCCAACGGGCTCAACAGTCACGCCGACCGCTGGAACCTCGGCGCCATCACCCGCGGCATCAACGGGGCGGCCATGGCCGGGCACTCCGACCGCGTCGAGCGCTGTACCCGCGCCCTCGAAGCGCTCCTGTTCGCGCCTGCTGCGCAATGACCACTCCCATCACGCTCGCCGCAGCCGCCGTGCTCATCGCGGCAGGCGCGGCGTTGCCCGCGTACTGGATCGGCGACGAGAACGGCGCAGCGAGGGTGCAGCAGCGATGGGACAACAGCACCACCCAGCAGGCCGAGGCCAAGACCGACCAGCTCACCATCACCCGAAGCAAGGAAGCCGGCCATGCAAGCCAGATCACTCAAGCCGTCGACAACTACCAGGCGGCGCGGGCACCTGCAGCTGACGATAGCGCTGCTCGTATCGCTGATGCTCAGCGCCTGCAGCGTGACTCCGAAAGCCGCGCCTTTCGATTCCTCGCTATGTCCAAGGCCAGCGAAGCTGAGCGCGACCATCTTGCAAGCCATGCGGCCCGACTCGACGCCAGTCTTGCAGAGGGCCGCGTCGTGGCAGAGCAGCTCCGGGCCACTGTTGTCGAGCGAGACGCCCAGCTCTGGCTTCTCGCAGACATCATCCGCGCCGACCGCGCGCTCTTCGGACCCGGCGACGCCATCGCCCCGGAGCCGTGAGCCATGAAGAAGCCGCAGCTGCTGCGCGACCACATCACGCGCGCCTGCCCTGACCTTGCGACCAACCCAGAGAAGCTGACGGTCTTCGTCGAGCGCGGGAACATCGTCCACACCGGCACGCCCGCGCTGTCCTTCGAATACCGCTACACGCTGAACATCGTGGTGACCGACTGGGCCGGCAGCACCGACGTGCTGGTCGTGCCGGTCGTGGCCTGGCTCAAACGCCACCAGCCCGACATATTCGACAACCCCGAGCGCAGGCCGAAGGCCTTTCGCTTCGAGGTCGAGATCATCGACCACGCCACCTCCGACATCGGCTTCGAGATCGACCTGACGGAAACAGTGGCCGTCGCGGGCAGCACCGTAGACGGCGTCAACCGGCTCACCACCCACCACATCGGCGAGCCGCTGCTAGCCGGCGTCGAGCCCGTCGAGTCCGTGGTCGACCTCGCTGCAGAGTGGCGCATCCAGCCGCTCGACGGAGTCTGATCGTGGTCGACGCGCTCAGCCGCCTCGCTCACTGGGCCGCCCCGTTGCTCGCCAGCCTTTCCGCACCGCGCCGCCGGGCCGCCATGGTGCAGGTTGCGACCTACCTGCGCCGCAGCCAGGCGCAGCGCATCGGTGCGCAGCTGAACCCTGACGGCACACCCTACGAGCCGCGCAAACCCCAGCGCCTGCGCAAGAAGAAGGGCGCCATCCGGCGCAAGATGTTCGAGAAGCTGCGCACCGCCAAGCACCTCCGAAAATCTGCCACGGCCGAGAGCGCCACCATCAGCATCGGCGGGCGAAGCGCGCGCATCGCCCGCGTGCACCAGTTGGGCCTGCGCGACAGGGTGGATTGGCGCAAGGCCAAGAGCCCGACAGTGCAATATCCACGGCGCGAGCTGCTGGGCGTCACGGCGGCCGATGAAGACGCCATCACCGGCATCCTGCTGCACCACATCACCGCCGGCACCTGACCGTCGCAAGCGTCGGAAGACGCGTATCAGTCCCCGCCGCGCGCACACTCGCGTTCGCTCGCGCACGCGAAGGCCTTCCGGCACATTGGGCGCATGCCCGGACCAACCGAATCGCCGCAACTCTTCGCCGACCTTCTGCGTAAGGTGGCGAACATCGTGCGCACGGGCACCGTGACCGATGTGGATCACAACGCAAGCCCGCCGCTCGTGCGCGTGCAGCTCACCGAAGGCGGCTCCACCGACTGGCGGCCCTACATCGAGCTGCGCGCCGGAAAAACCAGAACGTGGAACCCACCGACTGCCGGCGAGTGCGTTGTGTTCCTGTCGCCGGATGGCATGACCGAGGGAGGCTACGCCCTGCCCAGCGTGCCCACCGAGAGGCATCCCACGCCCAGCTCGGACCCGAACAAGACCGTTACGAAGTACCCCGACGGCGCAATCGTCGAGTACGACCACAGCGCCCACAAACTCAAGATCACGCTGCCCGCGGACGGCACCGCCGATATCGATGTGCCCGACGCGATCACTGTGAAGTGCAAGACGGCCGACGTGACCGCAAGCGACAGCGCAAAGGTGCACTCGCAGGAGATCACGCTCGACGCGCCGATGAACATCGTGACCGGCCAGCTGCTCGTGCAGGGCTTGCTCACCTACACCGCTGGCATGGCCGGCTCGGGCACCGGCCCAGGGGGAAAGACTGCTCAGATCGATGGCGACATGGAGTTCATCAACGGCCACGGCCTGACCACCGACGGCGGCGACATCGTGGCCGGCGACATCAGTCTGAAGAGCCACCGCACCGCCGGTGTCGAGCGCGGCAGCGATATCAGCGACGGGCCAGTGCCATGAGCGGAATCTCCAGCATCACGGGCCGCATGCTCGCGCGCCGAGAACACATCGGGCAATCCATTGCCGACATCATCAGCACGCCCATCGGCTCACGCCTGATGCGCCGCAACTACGGCAGCTTCCTGCCGCAGCTGGTCGACCACCCGGCCACCGCCGCGAACCGCCTGCGCCTCATCGCCGCGACAGCTCAAGCCATCATGAAGTGGGAGCCGCGCACGCGCGTGCTGCGCGTGACCGTCGGATTCAATGCACAGGGAAAGTGCGAACTCTCTATCGTGCGCCGTGACTCCAACAGCGCTGACAGCGTCGCCCTCAAAGTCACCGTGGGGGCTGCGGCATGAGCATGGACATGTCCCTGCTGCCGGCGCCTGCCGTGATCGAGGCTCTCGACTTCGAAACGATCCTCGCGCGCCGCAAAGCACAGTTCCAAGACGAATGCCAAAAGGTCGGCGTCGACTACGCGCTGCTGCTTGAGTCCGACCCTGTCACCAAGCTACTGGAGCTGCAGGCGTATCAGGAACTGGAGATGCGCCAGCGCATCAACGATGCCGCCAAGGCCTGCATGCTGGCCTACGCCACCAAAACGGACCTCGACAACCTCGGCGCGAACTACCGGGTCTTTCGCTTGATCGTCACCCCGGCCGACCCCACTGCAGTGCCGCCAGTCGAGGCCGTCTACGAGGACGATGAGCGCTTTCGAGAGCGCATCCAGCTGGCGCCCGAAGGCATCACCACCGCCGGCCCGGTCGAGAGCTACCGATTCCACGCGCTCACCGCCAGCGCCGAGGTGGCGGATGTCGGGGTAGACAGCCCGGCGCCCGGCACGGTGCGCGTGACGGTGCTGTCGACCGACCCGAGCGGCGTCCCGAGCGAGGCGCTGCTGGGCACCGTGAGTGCGGCGCTCAATGAAGAAAAGATCCGCCCGCTGTGCGACAGCGTGCCGGTGCAAGGACCGGAAATCTTCGACACCGACATCGTGGCGAAGGTCTATCGCTACAAAGGCCCGGCCGGCGATGTTGCTCTCGAAAACGGAGGGGTCACGCTCAAGAAGTGGCTCGCGCAGATTCGGAAGCTCGGGAAAGGACTGCCGCACTCTGGCATCGACGCCGCGCTGCACCAGCCAGGCGTGGACCGCGTCGAGATCACGATGCCGCCCGTCGACATGCTGTGCACGAAGACGCAATGGGTGCGGGTCAACAGGGTCACCGTGTCGCAGGAGGTGGTCGATGCCTAACCTGCAACCCGCTCAGCGCCTGCTGCCACCCAACCGCACGGCGCTGGAACTGGCCCTCGCCGGCACTTCGCCGCTGGATCTGGACACCGATGGCCTGCGGCATCTGTGGACGGCCATGCTCTGCCTCGCGCCGCTGCTGCCGTGGTTGTCGTGGACCCTGTCCGTCGAGGCCTGGCAGGACGCGAAATCCGACGACGCCAAGCGTGCGCTGATCCTCAACAGCATCGAGATCCACCGCCACAAGGGAACGCCCTGGGCGATCCGTCTGCTGATCCGGTCGCTCGGCTTCGGCGAAGTGGACATCATCGAACGCGTCGGTGGCCGCACGCACAACGGAACGATCCGCCGTAATGGCGTCTATCCCCATGCGTCTCTCGCGGCCACATGGGCGACCTACATGGTCGCCCTGCAGCGGCCGATCACAAATGCGCAGGCCGACCGCCTGCGCAAGCTCCTGCCATCCGTCGCACCCGCACGCTGTCACCTCGTCGCGCTGCGTTACGCATCGGTCGCCAACAGCCACAACGGTGCCACCCGACGGGACGGCAACTACAACCACGGAAGCGCCTGATGGCAAATCTCAACGAAACCGATCAGTGGGAAGCTGGCATCTACCAGCTCGAAGAAGATGACCCCGTCCTCGGTGGTCCCACCGGCATCGACAACCGGCCCCCGCGCGAGTTGGCAAATCGCACGCGCTACCTTCGGGTGCGAAACGTCACGCCATGGGACGCGACGTTCAGCTACCCAGCGAATCTGGCCTATGTCAACTACGCCAGCACCACGTGGAAGAGCGTAGGCGACAGCCTTAACGTCCCACCCGGCAGCGACGCCACAAAGTGGACGCGGTGGGGTCATACCGCAGCTGAGCTGAATGCCGCGCTCGGCGACTCCATGGGCGTGCATGAAGCCAAGGTCAATCCGCACCCGCAGTACGCGACCGACGCCGATCTGGCCGCTCACTTCGCGGACCCAGATCCCCACCCGATGTACGCGTTCCGTGGACCGATTGTCAGCGTGCCGAACGTGAACATCGGCCCGGTCATCACGGTGCAGACACCGCACATCCGGCAGATGGTCTGGAACGGCGCGATCTACGTGCGCGCGCCGTGGCATCAGCCAGGCATGGTGCTGTACAGCTACGACAACCCGTCAAGCATTCCGGGCTATCTGCCGATCCGCGCCGACCTGACCTACGACCAGGCCAATTACCCCGATCTGGTCGCACGCCTGGGGCTGTCGGGCACCGGAACGTTCTCGCTCGTGGAGCTTCGCGGCGAGTTCATCCGCTGCCTCGACAACGGTCGAGGCGTCAATGCGGCACGCGTGCTGCGCTCGGCCGAGGCGGGTGGAAACAGCTCTCACACCCACGGCGTCACGGACCCGGCTCACGGCCACTACGTCAACGACCCCGGCCACGTCCATAGCGCGTGGACCGACTCGCAAGGGCAGCACAACCACGGCATGCAGGTGCCGGCGAACATCTCTGACTCTGACCGCGGAACCGCGAACAACTCGGATTTCAGCATCGACACCCCGAAGCCGATCACCCCGGACGGCGCACACGTTCACAACGTCGGCATCGGTTCGAAGACCACGGGCATCTCGCTCAACACCAGCACGACGGGCATTTCGATCAATGCGGACGGCTCCGAAGCGCGTCCTCGCAACGTGGCATTTCCGGCATGGATGAGCTACTGAACCGGGGGCACACGCCATGACCAAAACCATCTACCTGCTCGAACCCGCGACCGGCGATCTCGTCGGCGAATCCGTTCACCCCCTCGACCCAGTCGAGACCGAGCGCACCGGCAAGCCGGTCTATGCACTGCTCAACCCAGCGCTGGCCACGGAAGTCCCGCCTCCGCATGTTCCCAGTGGAATGAAGGCGCGGATGGTGCGTGGTAAGTGGGCACTGGAACCACTTCCAGTTGCGCCGCAGCCTGAAACCCCTGGGGCACCCAAGCCGCCTCCGGCGCCGGCGCCCATCACGTTCGATGAACGGCTCGCATCCCTGCGCACTCACGTGCAGGAGTACATGGACTCCATGGCGCGGTCGCTGGGCTACGACGACATCAAGACGGCGGTCACTTACGCCGACGAGCCATCCGTTCCCAAGTTCCAGAACGAAGGGCGCGCGCTGCGTGCGTGGCGATCTTCTGTCTGGTTCACCTGCTACGAGCTGCTCGACAGGGTGAAGGCCGGCGAGGCGAGCGAGCCCTCGGAAAAGACTCTGACCGGCCTGCTGCCTCGGCTTGAGATCCCACCGCTCGAAGCGCCTATCGAGATGCCCGCGGAAACGCCCACCCAGCCGCCTGCGGCCGACTAGCCGCAACGAACCCGAAACATCACAGGAGCACTCCACCATGTCCACCGAATACCACCACGGCGTACGCGTTTTCGAAGTCGACGAAGGCGGCGCAACCATCCGCGTCGTCAGCACGGCCATCATCGGCCTCGTCGCCACGGCACCGCTCGCCGATCCCGAGGCATTCCCGCTCAACACACCGGTGCTGCTCACCAACCCCGGCGGCAGCGTCGGCAAGGCCGGCGCCACAGGCACGCTGGCAAAGACGCTCAAGGCGATCTCCCGGCAGGCGCAGGCCGTCACCATCGTGGTACGCGTGGAACCCGGCGCAACCCCGGCCGAGACCACGAGCAACGTGATCGGCACCACCACGGCCACCGGGCAGAAGACCGGGCTGCAGGCCCTGCTCGCCGCCCAGGGCCAATTGGGCTACAAGCCGCGCATCATCGGTGTGCCCGAACTCGACACGGAAGCCGTCGCCGTGGAAGTCGGCGTAGTCGCCAAGGCGCTGCGTGCCTTCGGCTACGTTGCGGCACGCAAGGCTGACGGCATGGCCTACGCAACCACGAAGGAAGAGGCCACCACCTACCGCACCAAGTTTGGCGACCGTGAACTGATGGTCATCTGGCCCAACTTCCTTGCGTGGGACACCGTCTCCAACGACATCGAGACCGAGCCGGCAGTCGCCTACGCCCTCGGCGTGCGCGCCAAGCTCGACCAGCAGATCGGCTGGCACAAGACGCTGTCGAACATCGTCGTCAACGGCCCACAGGGCATCAGCGCCGACGTGTTCTTCGACCTGCAGAGCCCGAGCAGCGACACGACCTACCTCAACGCGCTCGAAGTCACGACCATCATCAATCGCAGCGGCTATCGCTTCTGGGGCAACCGCACCACCGAAGCCCAGGGCGGAAAGTTCTTCTTCGAGAACTACACCCGTACCGCCCAGGTGCTGGCGGACACGATGGCCGAGGCGCACTTCACGTTCGTGGACAAGCCCATGCACCCCACGCTCGTGAAGGACATGCTCGAAAACATCAACGCCAAGGGCAAGGACCTCGTGACAGGCGGCTACCTGATCGGCTTCGAGGCCTTCATCAATCCCGACCTCAACCCGAAAGAAGAACTCTTCGTCGGCCGCCTGCGCATCAGCTATCGCTACACGCCGGTGCCGCCGCTGGAAGACCTGGGCTTCCGCCAGACCATCACCGACGACTTTCTCGCCAACTTCGCCGCGGCCGTGCAGGCTGCCTG